ACTGATGTGACCGATCGGATGTAAGGGCATATTTTTTCCTCTATGTAATATCCGACTTGTAAAGTAGTTTCACGATCTAAATTGTTCATGTCGAGTCCAAAGATAGTCTTCGATTTTTTGCGCTGTTAGTTGCACTTGCGAGTAAGTATCGAGTTCATCCATAGCCGCGTAAATATGATGCGAAAGAGTCGAGCGATTCATGTCTAGGTATTCGGCGATCTTGAATGATGTGAGCTTCAGATATACGGTCGCAAAAAATATAAACATACGCTTTGCTGCTATTAGCTCTTGGAATCTTACCTTGTCTCGAAGCGTGTGTTTTGTCGGGAAATACTTTAGCACTTCGACTTCAAGCCCGGAAAGCTCGGCGTATGGGTACTCGAATGCAAAGTCAATGCCTCTCTTCATAAAGTAAGCGCTCTTAGTTTTCGGATCAACTCTAGCATACTGAAGTTGTGGTCTCTTTTGTTTTGCAAAGTAATAATCTGCTAGGTTATTCTTAGTTTTTATTGCTTGTTTGGTTTTGCGTTCGAGTTCTTCGCGTTCCTCTCTTAGTTGCTCTGATAGGCTTTTGCCTTTGATAAAGGGGGAGGCTAAGCCATCCCCCTCGTCGTATATCATATTGTGATTCATGCAAATATCTCCTCTTGCACTTTGTCTCTGAATCTATTCTTTGCCTCTTTTAGATTTAGTATAGCTTGTTTAAAGTAGCTATCTTTTAATTCTATTCCGATTGCTTTGCGACCAAGAGATACAGGAGAATATACTTCAGATCCGACTCCCATAAATGGAGTAAGTACCACTTCGCGTTGATTGCTATACAGTTCTACTATTCTATCAATAACATCAAGTTGTAGAGGGTGTACATGTTTTTCATCGTCTTCATCTTTAGAATCTCTAAAAGGCAAGACATTATCTATACGAATATCATCCCATACAGAGCTCGCATATCTTTGCCATGTTAAATGAGAAAGTTTATTTCCTGAAGGATCACCGTCATAGTCTTGCCATTTCTTTTTAAAGTCTTTGTAATTTCCGTATGTTTCTTTGTGAGCTTCTAAAAATGGAGTATCTCCAAAGTATTCAGTAAGTCCGCATGGATGAGTGACTGGTACTTGATTATCACCAGCTTTAGTAAATATCAATACATAATCCGGCATTGCTGTAAAGCATTTTGTAGAATCTTCTACAATGAATTTATGCATTAAAGATTGTACCATTGTTCGCATTCTTACTTTAAGAGGCTCCTTCCAAACTGTAATACGATTACGATAATGAAAATTATATTTTTCATGTATTCTAATAATCTCATGAGGGAAGTCCCATAGATAGCATCGGTTATCGAAAACATCCGTACAATGTACTGCAGTGATTCTACCAGGCTTAGTTACTCTTGATATTTCTTGGACTAGGTATTCATATTGTTGTAAAAACTGCTCGCGAGATTCGCAATTACTGAAGTCGTTTTCATGAGAGCTGTAATTATACAGACCTGTAAAAGGAGGGGAATATACGCTTAAATCTACTGAATCATTTGGCAAAGTTGGTAATACATACATACAATCAGAATTATAGATTGCATAGTCTTCGGTTACGACTTGTTCTTTTATCATGATATTAAATAAATGATGGTAATGAAATTTCTTTATTAAATTCTTTTCTTTGGATTGTAAAGTCTTGACTAGTTTGCTGAGTGAGATTATTAAACATTTCGATAGCTCTCTCTTTTTTTATCATGAGACTCTCCATAACTTTAGTCTGACCATCGGACAAAATAAGATCTACATATACTGGTCTTTTTTGTCCAAATCTCCAAAAGCGTCTAATAGCTTGGTAGTATTGCTCGTATGAATAAGTCGGAAAATATGTAGTATGATTACAGTGCTGCCAATTAAGACCAAATGCAGTTATAGAAGTCTTTGTGATAAGTTTCTTAATATCACCTGCGCTAAAAGCGAGTAGTATCTCTTCTTTCTTGTCTATATTCATATTACCTTTGACTTCGAGTGCTGTTTTGTCAAGTTCACCTATAAGACTCGCTTCATCATTAAGATTAACCCAATAAACAGAACATTCATGACTATTTGCTTTTTCTACAGCCTTTTCACATCGCATATTAAGAGTAGCTCTTACTTCAGCTTTAATTTCTTTGAATCCTGTAGCCGGTATTGCAAACATTGTATTTTGACCATCGATAGCAAGCGGATCGCGATTCTCGATAATAGTTTCAGTTTCGAATAGTTCCGGCAAAGTATGTTTATCATCACTGAAGCCATAGTCCGAAGGTTTTCGCATTGATATACTCCAAGATGCTATCCATCTCCAAAAGTCCTTCTCGGCGTGTGCTTTGAGGTAGAACTCTTCGCCTTGTCTTGCTTTACTGATTTGAGATAACTTGGCAACATTATTTTGATTATTCTTAAAAAACTTTGTAAGCATATCCATATAGCCAAGATATCCAAGAGCTTCAGAACTAGTACCGAGTTCTATATAATCATTAGGACTAGGAGTAGCGGTGAATAAGAATCTATATTTTACTTTCTTAAGAAAAGCTGTAATAAGATTTTTAGTTGCGCCTTCAAAGTTTTTAAGAATACTAGATTCATCAAGAATAACGCAATCAAATTTACTTGAATCAAAGTTTTCAAGTCTCTCATAATTGCATACTACTATTTTACTTTTGAAGTTGCCATCTTTGCTATACTCAATATCATCTATCCCAAATTTCTCAGCTTCTTTGATAAACTGAAAAGCGACTGCAAGCGGTGTAATAATCAATACGGGCTTATTGGTTGCTCTTGCATAATTAGTTGCAATGGTTAACTCTATTATCGTTTTGCCTAGACCTGTATCTAAGAATACAGCGCATCTACCTTTATTAATAGCATATTCCGATACATACTTTTGATAGTCGAACATACCTTCAGTAATGTAATTAGTATCTATGCCATAATCAATAGAGCTATGCTTCTTAGACTCAAGAAACTCCGCGTAATTCATTTTGCATCCTCATATTCTTTAAAGTACATTTTTAGTGCTCGGCGGAATAGCTCTCTTTGCGAGATATTTTGCGCTCTTGCGAGTTCGCGGAATCGAGCGGCCATTGCGTTTGGTATTTTAATCGCAAGCGCTGTAATGCCTTGTCTTTTATCGGGTGTAAGGCCTTCGCCTTTAGCTCTTTGGAATCCGATTGCAGTTTTCTCGATTACCCTGCGTTCTTCTCTTAGTTGTTGAGACAATGGAACTCCAAGCTTAAGCGAGGTCTCGATACCGGCTACTTCTTTGTATAGAGCGGATGTTTTCATAGTTCACCTCGCTGGTGCATTGAGATTACTGCAGATATGAGTTTTACTTTAATATGCTGCTCGGTTGGTAGTTCGAGCGTAGCTTTTACAAGCTCACTGAAGCCATCTGGTGTGTAATTATGTCCAAGCTCTTTGCGTGGTCTTCCACCGCTTCCGGGCTTTGGCCCGCGTTTCCTTGGCGCTCCAAGTTCATCGGGTGTGGCTTTATGTTTGATTGCAGATTTCTCTACTTCTTCTCTTTCCTTTCTTAATTGCTCGCTCATAGGTACTCCTTTTTTGAATGATGTTTGTTCTGGTGGAACGGGAACTGGTTTGAGTCTCATGCTGTTACTCCTTCTCTTAACTGCAAAACTTCTTCTTTATCAAGCCCTCGTACCATGATATACTCATGCAAGTAGTGTATCATGTTTCGGACATATTCGTAATTATGTGCGGGTCTCGGGAATGAGTATTCCGCTTTGTTTTTAAAGTCCATCGCTTCAGGTGAGTCGAACTCGAATATCTTGTAATGGACAAAGGGAGCGTTAAAAAGCTCGCAATATACACGCCATTGCAGAGAGTTGTAATAGTCATCAAAACTGATTGTACTGTACTTGGTTTTGATTTCTACAACATCAAGCCCTATAAGTTGGTCTGCGACGCCTGTTACTGATATATCACCGAATTGAGTGCGGAAGACGCGGCGGACTTTATACTCGAATACTCGCGAGCGGTAATCCATGCAATTACGGGCGTTTAGAATGCAATCAGTGCTGAACTTGCCTTCAAACTCCATAGGGTAGTCGGTTTGCATCATTTCATGAAACTCTATCCCTCTTTGCATCATTGCATTAGGCGGGTCGAGTCTAAGCAAGGAGCGCTCGAACTGCTCGACTGTAATCAGGCCGTCTATGAAGCGGCGGTAAGATTCGAGCTGGGTGGCACTAATTTTGATCATACTTCCTCCTGTCCATATACCAGCCTATAATACGCTTCCGGCGTGCATGCTTCTTTAAGCTTTGCGCCCGCCTCGAATGCTTTAATTATTTGCTCGCGTTCCTTTGCAATAAGGTCAATCGTTTGGAATCTGATCTGCGATAGGACTTCGCCTGGTGTCCGAGTCACTGAAGCTTCATAATATGCGAAGTCAAGTGATTGCCGTAGGGTCTGCATTGCGGTTTTACTCATGGTCGCCTCCGTAAAATTCATTCCAGTATTTATTGCCGTTGTAACTTTCATCATCTGTTAAAACTACTTCAGCTACACAATTACCAGCATCCATTATCTGCTCTTTCTCTATTTCTTTGGTTTTTTTTAAGATAAGAATAAATAATTCATTATTCATTATTGGATTTGTGGAAGCATAACAACTTATTTGATTCTCCAACCACTCCACCGCCGTTTGCTTACTCATCATCGCCTCCGTAGGTTTCTAGTAAATATTTTGCTCTGCAAGTTTTAGTAATTGCATTGAATTGGTCTTGGCTAATTTCAATCTCTTTGAATCCATCATTGCCGATATTGAAATTCCAATTATTAGACGTTGCAAACTTTGCTATTGTAGCCATAACATACCGCCCTATGCCTTGCCATTTATGCCATATAATTGCATGGTTTGCAAAGTCAGCAAGTACCCAAACAGTTTGGTTTTTGCGGAAACGTTTTGTCTGCTTTTGGGCTTTGAATATTTTAACCGCCGTTTGCTTATTCATGTTTTATCTCCATATATTTTGCCAAAGTATTCTCTTGCTTCTATGCCAGCCTTTTCTTGGTCAACCAGACGTGCAAAGTAATACGCATATATAATTTGCTCTTTCTCCATTTGCTTAGCTTGGTTAAATTGGGCAACTAAATCCGAGGCTATATTTACATTGCAGGCCTTTAATTCATTCCATAACCAATCCACCGCTGTTTGCTTACTCATCGATATACTCCTGATACGGGTCTCTTAAATTGCGAATCTTAACAAGCTCGCGTTTGTGTATTGTCATTTTTGCTATGCTGTACATTTCTTTTTCAAAGCGATCATAAGCCCACTCTCTTACATCCTCTTCAAATAGCGAGTAATCTAGGAGCACATCGTCTTCATCAAATGCGCCCCAGACTTCGAAGGTGTTACTCATTTCACCACCTCCTCAAACTTACCGCTTTCTTTATTCCATTGCAAACCACGTTCGCCGAATGTAGTCACGACTGAAGCCCAAACCGCGCGCTTCAAAGCATCCTCTAAACCTGCTTTGCTAAGTTCTGATACAAACTTATTAGCATCCTTTGCGGCTTTTGCTTTTTCGCTCCATTCTGATACCAAGGCAATGGCGGCCTCTTGCTCTTTGGAGCGTCGGCTTATTGCCGATTTAGTATGTTCTAAGATATCAGCAAGGCAAGTAGTCATAGAGTGCAAGCCGTCCACATGTACGGGCGCAATTTCCGCGCAATTTTTAGCTACAATTGAATCACTAAGGTCAAAGGTCAATACTCTCTTATTGCCTTGAGTCGTATAGTAGCCTACTAGGTCGCATGACTGCATAAGTAGGTCATAACTCGCACCCGGAATAAGAGGGCGCTTAATTCGCATATCGCCTTCTTCTTTTTCTTTCGCGTGTGCGATGAAAACTACATTCTTACCGGATAACTTCAGAGGCGTGAAAAACTCTTGGAATGTTCGCTTTGTTTCGCCCCATAATTTGATCGTATTGCGAAGAAGACCGGGGTTATTGATAGTAAGGTGCATCTGCATTAATTCAATAACAGTGCCCGCCGTATCGATAATAATCGTATCGTGCTTTGCTAGGATGCTATCTAGCTCGGCCTTGTTATTCAGCAAGTCTTGCCATGACTCGAACTGCAAGCCGTTCTTGAGTAGCGAGGATCTATGAAGCCCTCTGTCGAAGTCCAATACAATTGGATTTGGCGCGGTATTCGCGAGTGTGGTCTTACCGATTCCGGGATCGCCGTATATTAGGACATTCAGTCCGTTTACTTGCATCCCGCCGTTTTGTGTGATTAGTCTCATCTCTTTACTCCTAGTATTCTTTTTAATTCATTATAATTTAGTAAATACATTGTCTTTTCGCCGTACGGTACTTGCTTTACTTTTCTTAGCACCGCTTCCTTTTCGTTCCTTTCATTGCTTGCAGGCCGTCCGACTGCCATATAGTGCAAGAGTCTTCGCGATACTTGGAATAATTCGGCGGCCTCGCGAATAGTCAGCCAGTCACTCATTGCAGTGCTCCATACATGTGCATTTCAAAGCGATTAAGAATGTAGTGTGCGAGTATGATAAATACCACGCCATGCCATAGCTTTAGTTCTAATCTTTTTTTTGTCATCGTACAAGTCCATTAATAATAGCGTAAACAATTAAGTAAGATAGAAATAGGCCGCCGAAGAGTCCGACTAGCATTTCGAATATCGCGCGCTTGGTTTCGGCTTTCATTTTGCGCTCCTTGTTAAGATTACCCATTTGCCATTGTATGGCATTACCTGAGCTTCGCCAGGTGGATGCAAAAAGATTGCAGCCATTGCCTCGGCGAAAGATTCGTAGATTTTGTGTGGTTTGAGTTTCATACCTTCGCTCCTTTGAAGTGTGAATAGTGGGGGCTTGAAGCCCCCGTTTGTTGATTATGCCATTCCTTTCTTTTGCATTAAGATGTATGTTGCTGATCTCTCTGGTCCTGTCATGTAATCTAGTAAGTGCTCTGCTTCTTCTGATA